GCCGTTGGGACGTAATCAAGGCTTGTCGATACACCACCAGTAAGCGAAGTAATCGAAGGTTCAACTCTGAAGATATTAAGACTGGGGGTAGTCGCTGGAGTCGAAGAAACTCCAATAACGGTTGAAGATGGGATAGGAATACAGATCTTGCTCATCGGGTTACTTGCGGCGAAATAATAACGTTACCTTGCAATATCCTAGTGACAACAGACCCAACAGTCAACTCAAGATCGTATACAGCCTTGTCGCATATACTTAGATTGCCTGTGTCAGTTGCTGAAATAAACAGATTGATTGCCCCTGTTGAATAGTCTCCAGATGTGCCCAATGTGATACGTCCATTAGATGTGGACAACTCAAGGATTACTGCTTTAGATTCGGGCTTTGAGCGAATCTGCATCTTGGCCGAATAGCCAGTAAGATTTACTGGAACTGACGGAGTTCCATTTTCATAAAACAACGTCTGACTAAAGGTTGCTCCCTGAAAGATGCAAATGTCCGCTTGAGCGATAGGTAATTCGGCCATAGAAAATCAGGTTAGAATCTACCAATTGGATTTTAAAGTCAAGGACTGTTTAAGTTTTTTGAATGACTCTTTGTTTATTCGCTTCTTTTCAGAGATGGCCTCAGATCCCGCCATAGCTCCAAATACCTTTCTGGCCACAAATAATCCTACCGCAAAGGAGTCAAATAAGTCGGGAGACTTTCCAATCCTCTTTTTCATGTCAGTCTTGGACTCAATGATGATCTTTCTGGTTCGGCGCACATATTTTCTTTGTGTCATCTCCCAAGCAAGATCTGGAGTAATCCCCTTTAGCTGCTCACACTCCAAGAAGTAACGAGCCACAAAACAGAGTTCTGAGGCCATATTGTGGAACAATTCCTTTCCAACTTGGGGTTTTCCAGTGGATTCGTTTCTCATGGCATATTGAGCACTGACAGGAAGATCAGAGGCCGCTCCAGCAAATGATACGGCGTGCCATCCTCTGAGCATTTCCCTTTCTCCAATAGACCAGAATATCCCGCCAGCCGAAGCATCCACACCTATACATTGATTTGGTATTCCCAATTTGGTGGAAAGATCGTGGATTTGTTGGATCATCTCATACTGAAAGTCCTCCTGAGATCCCGCTCGACGATTGAGCACATACTGTTTCTCTACGCCTATAGCCCACTTTCCAGAAATAAGCCTTCCGTATTTCATGTGGGTAAAAACAAACCTGTCTCCTCCTTCAGTGTAACTGGGATCTACTCCCGCAATATCTTTCGGGGTTCCATCCCATATCGGTTTATCCAAAGCTCCATGACGGGCTAGGAGGATATCTGAGACAATGGTAGAATCATCAGCATCTGCTGGTGGCCAGAATCCTCTGAACTTGCGCCAATATTGAGGATTGAGTTCTCCGAGTTCTTTTTTTGCCAGAGCAACATCGTTGGGTTTTGGAAGAAATGGGTAGCGAAGACCCAACCCCCTTTCAAAAGCCTGCTGGTTGGGGTTGTCTTTTTCTGAATCAAAGCGGATGCATATCCCCTCAATACCAGCTACTCGTATTTTCCAATTCGGCGTGTCCTCGTCCACACTCATCCATCCCTTGATTGGCTCGCAGAATTTCCCATGGGGATCAAATATGGATGCGGGGTTGCCAGCGCCTACCACATAAAGCTCTTGAGCGCCCTTAAATCCCCAAATTGCTTCATTAATTACAGATGCAGAACAGTCTTGTAACTCATCTATAATCAACACGATACGACGATTCTTCTTACCCTGAAGACGCTTTTGGGCATCGTCCTTATATTCATCGCCAGCAGCAAGAAGCATGATCGACGAAGCATCACTTACACCCGTCTGAGGATCAATGATGGCTCCCTCCTCTTCGGATAGTTTGATAATATCCATCGATTCTATGAGTCGGCCAGAGGCAATTCCCAAAGTTCGGGCTTCCCGATACATCTTTACAAGAGCCGCCCAGATACGCTGCTTTGCGTCTATTTTGCTCGTAGAGACCACAATGCACATTGTGTTGATTGGATCACAGAACCAATTGACCAGAGCAAATGCGGCCATTCCATAGGATTTTCCAGAGTCTGTTCCTCCAGCAAGTCCAGTGACACTTCGGATGAATTTGTGTCCAGAAGCTTCATCCACTTCATGGACGCTATTACAAAAAGCCTGTGCTGAAAGTTCGGCCCACTTGTGCCATTGGAAGGTTGGCCAGATGGCAGATACGATGTTTTTGTAATGGCGGGCTTTTCCTAATCCTCCTTCTTCTGGGGTCAGGCCCATGAGAAATGCGTCCATCTCAATTCGGATTGGACTTATGGCCATGCCATCTTTGGGACTCCAAATCCTGCCGTATTTTTCTATCCCGTTATCCGAAGTTGCCATTTGATAAATTCCTACTAAACTACTTTACATGGCAAGAACAAGCAAGAATTCATCGGGGTGGTCAAGCCCAGACAATCTCACGAACAGACAAAGCGCATTCAGGATGTATGTTGCTAATAGGCCAAAGAAACAAATAATGCGGATGTTGGGTGTGACAACCCTAGCCTATCTTGATAAGATAACTCATAGCGAAAATTGGGAAAAGCACAGCAAAATCTGGAAGGACAACCCCGATTCCGAAATGCCCTACCCTTGGGAAGTTGAAACACCAAAAGTTCTAATGCCACCTCCAGCAAAGATGGAGACCATGGACAAACAAAAAAGACTGGATTGTATCAAGGCATTTTCAATGTATTGCTCTGGGCGCTCCATCAACGAAATTGCCCAAGAACTTAAAGTAAGCCACACAACCGTAGATGTATGGAAAGATACCCAACGATGGAAGGTTTGCCGTGAAAGACTTGTCAACGAGAATGCTCCAGCTCCTTGGGAAGATGATGGTGTTCCTTCTCTCATCTCCGAAATAACAGCCTCTCTTGAGGCAATGAAGAAGTCGGTGAAGTTTCTTACCGGAAGGGTGTTGATCAAAGCTGCTGACGCCGCGCAGGAACTGGATGGCATGGAAGCACTTGGGATGATGAGAAACATCAAGCAACTGGCAGAAGCCGCCTCTATCAACTTCTCGGATGGAAACAATCAGCAGAACGCCGTTCAGATCAACATCGCCACCAAACTAGAATCTGTTAAAATTCCTGAAAACAACACCTATGAAGCGGAGCTTGTAGTCAATGAGTAGCGAACTTCGCTTTTGTTACGCAAGAAAGACTGACGTTCCCGCTGGGGATTGGTGGGTCAATTGGGAGGGACAAGTTGTTCGCGGTGGAGACTGGGGGGATCTTGTATCCAACTGCCAGAAGGTAACGGTTGAATTGGGAAAGGTTCCTCCACCAGATCTCCCAATGCAGATTGAAAATGCTTTGTGTAGCAGACTTGCTGGTGATCCTAATTGTGTTCCATGCAGTCATACGGCCTCACAGTCCGTTAACTTTGGGTCCATTGTTCGCTGGGTTCGGGCTATGTATTCGTTTGCCGTAAATGGAGGGTTTCAACTTGTAAATCAAGAAGAGGCCGATAGGAGGGCAGAGATCTGCGCCAAATGCCCAATGCAAGTTTCCACTTCTGGTTGCTGGGGATGCAAGGGTATTGCTGGGATGTTACCTGCAATTGCTGGAGCTAGGAAAACATCCCACGATCCACAGTTGAGGGCTTGCGGAGTTTGTGGTTGCTATTCCGCAATCGCCGTCCATCTTCCATTAAATGTTCAAGGCGGAGAAGAGTTAGAATTCCCTGAATGGTGTTGGAAGAAACCTAACCCACCTCAAATCGGGTAATCAAACCTTGGCAAATTCGCCATGAAGTTTTTTGATGGCAATGTCTCTGGCTTTAATTGCTTCATCAAGATTAACAAAATATCCAATATGATAGTATTTTTTGTTAACTCCAATTTTCACTCTATATTTTTTTCTATCTGGCTTCCAATTAATGCATTTGTATTTAGTTTTGCTATTTGATTGATACGATCTATTTAATGCATTTTGACTAACTGTTGCTTCTCGCAAATTTGAAATTCTATTGTCAGACCTATTTCCATTAATGTGATCTATTTGTCTGTCTGGCCATTTAGAATAAAAAAGTAACCAAGCCAATTGATGGTCATAAAGTTGAATATTACATACAGATGTTTTTCTGTATCCTCGTTTTGTTGTATATCCAAGAACCTCACCAATTCTTCCAAATGACCCAGTATTTATTTTACGAAAAAATTTACCAGTTTTTGGATTGTAATCCAAAATTTTTGCAACTTCTTCATATTTTGGTTTTTTCATAGATTTTCAAATCTTGTAATAGCCTTGTTAAACATCATTTTAGCTATACCTGTTCCGCCTTCTCTATGTTTTGCAACTATGAACTCCATTACCGGATTCTGGGAATGATGGTCAACTTCAGATTCATCTAGATTTAGCATCATCACGATATCTGCATCCATCTCAATTGCGCTTGATCCCTTGAGATCTGCAAGGCTGGGTCTTCCTCCACGTTTATCGGGATCACGGTTGAGTTGAGCCAGCACCAAAACTGGTACACGAAGAGTCTTGGCTAGGTCTTTGATTCCTCCACTGATCTCCTCAACCTCGCACACACGGTTCTCTTTACCTCGCTTACTGTCTCCTCTGACCAACTGGAGGTAGTCAATCACAATGAGATCCAGTGGTTCTTTTTGATGGGCGCGGCGAGCTACTGCTTTAAGGTAGCCGATAGACTTGGCCGATCCGTCATCACACAAAATCGATGAACATTGGATATCCGTATGGGCTTTAGAAAGGGCTTTCTTTTGCTGGTCGGTCACTGTCCTAGCCAGAATGTCAGCGGCCCTTACTCTGGCCCTACTACGCATTAGTCGTTCCATCAGAGCCACCGAGGTCATCTCAAGCGAGAAGATCAATACCCTCTTCTTTTGCTCTAACGCAATGTGTTCGACAATCTGCATCGCTGTGGAGGTTTTGCCTACTGCTGGACGAGCAGCAACTACTACCATATCCCCTCCCCTCATCCCGAAGATGAGAAGATCATCCACTGGAGGAAGACCTGTACGGACTCCGACACAAGGCTTGCCAGCTATTGTGGATTCAATGTTTTCTGCTGCGCGATTAAGGGCGCTAGATATGGATAGCTTCTCGCCATCATCCAGAAGGTAGTCAGCCTTCATTACGCTGGTCTCCGACCAGTTCTTCAACTCATCCAGCTTTAGTTCACGATCTCTCGCTTTGTGAACCATGTCGGAGGCTAGGTATTCCAGACTCCTTCTGTAGCGGGCTTCTTCCAGCTTCGGATAGTAGCGTTTCCAGTTGTTGTGGGCGGCACAGGATGCCGCAACCTCTTTCAGCTTTTCCTCTCCTCCAATCTGCTCGTATTCCCCAGCACCCTCGACTTCCGCCCTTACGTTGATGATATCGGCCTGTATTCCCTTCGCTATGGCCCGCATGATTGCCCGAAAGATGATCTTGTGCTCCTGAAGATAGAAATGATCTTCCTTGATTGAGATGAGTATTTCCCGCTGTATGTCGCTTGGCGCGTGGCATAAGCATGACAGTACGGCAGTTTCCGCCGCTGGTTCGTAGATAATGTCTTGCATAAATTATTTATTCTTGTGACAAAATGCTCCATGCGAGTGCAGCCACTGCTGGAACTTGCCCGTTACCAATTGCCATGAGTCTCTCTTTATTGTTGTCCATTTTATTGGCCATCCCATCATCCATTCGGAGAAGCATGGGTTCGCCAAACATCTCGTTGTCGAATGGGGAATGAGGCGCGAGCAGATCCTGCGGCCTAACCGTCCACCACGATCTATCTTCGCTAAAATTTGGGCTGTGCTTTTGTCTTTCCACTCGCTTGCTACGGGAGTTGGCAACAATCCACGTTCTTGACCTGCCATGAGGTGCGCCGATGTGATGAGCGCCCAGCACTCCCCATTTCGCATCATACCCCATTTGGTGAAAGTCGGACAAGATTCTATCAAGCCCAAATCCAACGAGACTTGCGGCATTTTCCACGAACGCGAATTGGGGCTGTATTTCGCCAATAATTCGCCGCATTTCACTCCAAAGTCCGCTTTTTTTCCCGTCAAGACCAAACCTTTTGCCGTGGACTGCCGCGCAATTTGCGATTTCTGTGCAAGGAAATCCGCCTGAAACCACATCAACAAGTCCTCGCCAAGGTCTTCCGTCAAAGGTTTGCACATCATCCCAGATGGGAAACGCTTCCAAGCAGCCATCGTTTTGCCTTGCGACAAGAACGCTCGCTGCATAGGCATCCCATTCGACGGCACAGACCGTTCGCCATCCGAGGAGTTTTCCGCCAAGTATTCCGCCGCCTGCCCCCGCAAAGAGGGCGAGTTCGCGCAGACCTTCATCATTGCTTCGCTGATTAGCCATGCCATCGTCGTTAGACAGTCCACTACTTGGATCGTTCAGTCTTTTTTACAGGTTTTTGGAGATTGTTTGCCAACTGCCTGAGTTGCTTGATGAAGTCATCAGGGTCTTTGGGATCGCCTGCAACCGACTTGCTTTTTTGGGATTTCTTGGTCGTCTTTTGTGGCGAATCATCCTGTAAATCTGGCTTCAACTCGTCATTTGTGGCGATTTGTTTTAATTCCATCGAATTCGATGGTTTTAAACCCGTCGAATCTGACGGAATAGAAAATCCATGCTGCGCCATTCTATGGAGAGATCCGTCCTTGCACCCATGAACCACAACGGCATCCATTGCTACTGTACGATCTGGGCAGGTTACCTCCTGAATTGCCTGTGCTTCGGGATCGCTGGCAAAGAAAACAATCTTCCCGTCTTTCCATTGATAGTTGCAACTTTTCCAATAGGTGCGAAGAAGAGGACAATCTC